TGCTCGCCGCCCTTGGCAAGCTGCCATACGACCAGAGTGCTGGACTGATCGCGGAGATCCGCGGCCAGGCCGAGTACCAGCTCCAGCAGATCAACCCGCAGGAGTCTCACCCCCAACCCGCTGAAGAAAAGGAACAGCAGCAATGAGCACCCGTATCTACGCCGTCGAGGGCCCGCAGGGCTTTCACCTTGTGGAGGCCGGCACCAAGGTCGGCGCCCTGCGCCACGTCGCAGAGAAGCACTTCACCGTCTCGGTGGCCAACCAGAAGACCCTGGTGGCCGCCATGAAGGACGGCGTCGCGATCGAGACGGCAGGCGCCGACGAGAACCCGTCCACGCCATGACCCGTGTAGGCCCGCAAGGGCCTGCAGCGGTGAGGGGCCGGCCGGGGAGGGCCGCCCCGCGCGCCAGTAACAGGCCCCTCACCCCTGCAACGACACAAGGAGTGTCCCCACATGGCCACAGTGCCCGAACCCATACACACGACCGTCGCGACGATCTACCGGGCCTACGAGTCCGACGCAGACGACGGCCACCGCCCGCACCTGGGCGCATCCCTGATCGGCCACGCCTGCGAGCGCTACCTGTGGCTGACCTTCCGCTGGGCCGGATCGAAGAAGCATTCGGGCCGGATGCTGCGCCTGTTCAAGGCAGGCCAGGACTTTGAGCCTCGCATCGTGGCCGAGCTGCGCCGCATCGGAGTCGATGTCCACGAGACCGCGCCAGACGGCAAGCAGTGGCGCGTGTCCGCTGTCGGCGGTCACTTCGGCGGCAGCATGGACGGCGCCGCACGAGGCTTCCCCGAGGCGCCCAAGGCCTGGGCCGTCGTCGAGTTCAAGACCCACAACGCGAAGTCGTTCGCGGCCCTGAAGGATGGCGTGCAGAAGTCCAAGCCGCAGCACTGGGCTCAGATGCAAACCTACATGGGCATGACCGGCATGGCCCGCGCCATGTACATCGCGGAGAACAAGGACACCAGCGAGCTCTATGCTGAATGGGTCCACTTCGACGAGGTCGAGTTCGCCAAGATCATGGCCCGCGCCGAGCGCGTGATCACTGCGGCCGAGCCACCGCTTCGCTGCTCAAACGACCCGAGCTGGTACGTCTGCAAGATGTGCGACTTCCACAGCCTGTGCCACGGCGAGGAGGCGCCAGACGTCAACTGCCGCACCTGCGCGCACAGCACGCCCGTGGTCGATGGCGAGGACGGCGGGTGGGACTGCAAAGAGTTTGGCCAGGTGGGCCTGATCGCCCAGCGCGAGTCGCACCAGTGCAGCACGCACCGCTACATCCCCATCCTGCTCGAGCGCTTCGCGACGCAGAAGGACTATGTCAATGGTGATGTCGTGTACGAGCAAAAGCACGGCACATTCGCCAACGGCCAGGGCGACGGCGCGCTGAGCTCGCTGGAGATCAAGGCCTGCAAGCAGAAGGAGATGCTCGCCGATGCGGCGGCCATGACGGCCGCGCTGCGAGCGCACGGCATCACCACGGCGAGGGTCGTGGCATGAAGCTGCGCGACTACCAGACCCGGGCGCTTGACGAGCTCTGGATGTGGTTCGGCAGGCACGAGGGCGGCAACCCCATCGTCGAGGCCTGCGTCGGTGCCGGCAAGAGCCTGATGATCGCGGCCCTGGCGCAGCGCGCTGACGCAGAGCACCCGGGCACCAGGGTGCTGGTGCTGGTCCACCAGAAGGAGCTACTCGAGCAGAACATCGAGAAGCTGCTCAAGATCTGGCCGACCGCTGACGTGGGCCTGTACTCGGCGGCCATCGGCAAGAAGCAGATGGGTCACCAGCTCACCTACGCCACGATCGGCAGCATCTACAAGCAGGCGCACCGCCTCGGCCGCATCGACATCGTGCTGGCCGACGAGTGCCACCTGATCAACCCAAAACAGACTGGGATGTGGCGCACATTCTTGGCTGACCTGACCAAGTACAACCCGCACACCCGCGTGATCGGCTGGACAGGAACCCCATTCCGCGGCAACGGCGTGTGGGCCACGGCCGGAGAAGAGCCACTGTTCACCAACGTCGCCACCAGGGTGACGATGAAGGAACTGCTGGGCTTGAAGTTCCTGTCTCCCCTGGTGCCAGCCCCGACCGTGGCCAGGGTGGACGCACGGGACGTGCGGATGTCGGGCGATGACTACGTCGTCAGCGAGCTGGCCAAGGTCACCGACAGGCCCGGCCTCGTGGAGGCCACCTGCAAGGAGATCGTCGAGCTCGCCCGCGCCCGCAAGCGGTGGCTGGTGTTTGCCGTGACGATCGCCCACGCCGAGCACGTCAGGGACGCGCTACAGCGCCGCGGAGTGGCGGCTGAGGTGGTGAGTTCGGAGACCCCGAAACAAGAGCGTGCAGCCCTGATTGCGGCCTTCCGCGGGGGCAGGATCCGCTGCCTGGTGAACGTGGCCGTGCTGACCACAGGCTTCGACGTCCCGGAGGTGGACTTCATCGCGCTGCTGCGCGCCACCAAGAGCCCGGTGCTGTACGTCCAGATCGCCGGCCGCGGGATGCGGATCGCCGACGGGAAGACCGACTGCCTGTGGGCGGACTTCACCGACACCACGATCGAGATGGGCCCGGTCGACGAGGTCAAGGGACGCATGCCCAGCACCAAGCGCAAGGGCGAGGCGCCCAGCAAGTTGTGCCCCGAGTGCGGCAGCAAGAACCTGGCGGCCGCGACGCAGTGCGTCGACTGCGGGTTCAAGTTCCCGGAGCCCGAGCGCATCAAGCACGGCATTGAAGCATCAAGCGCGGCGATCCTCAGCCAGCAGCGCAGCTCGTTTGAAGTGGTCACTGTGACCGATGTGCGGTATCGACTGCATCGCAAGCCCGGCAGCGAAAACAGCCTGCTCGTCGAGTACTACGACGTGATGATGTGCGCGGTCCGCGAGTGGGTGTGCCTCAGCCATGACGGCTACGCACGCAAAAAGGCCGAGTCCTGGTGGGAGATGCGAGCCAAGATCGATGCGATACCAGCCGACTCTGAGCAGGCTATTGAGTGGCTGGAGTACGACGACCAGATCTTGCGCAGGCCGGTATCCGTGATCGTCAACCGATCCGGCAAGTACCCGACCATCGTCTCTCATCAGTGGACAGAAGGTGCGGCATCAGTATGACCAAGACCGAACTGAACATCCGCGTCGAGCTGCACGAGCGCGAGCTGAAGAGGCTGCAGTCGATCAGGATCAACTGCCAGAGCTGCGAGTACTACATGAGCAACTACTGCAAGAAGTTCGACGCAACGCCACCGCAAGAGGTGATTGCGAACGGATGCGACGAATGGACCTACGACTTCATCCCCTTCTAAACATGAACGCAAACGACACCCAAGTGGGCGGCGACCACTACCAGCACCAAAACATACAGCCCTGGGACTACATCGCGGCCAACGGCCTCGGGTACTTCGAGGGCAACGTCGTGAAGTACGTCAGTCGCTGGCGCGACAAGGCCGGCGTGGAGGACCTGCGCAAGGCCAGACACTACCTCGATAAGTTGATCGAGTTGGAGACCAAAGACGCCCATCACCCAGCGGGCCGCATCAATGCTGGGCGCAACCCCCGTAAGGATTTTTTGGAGAAAACATGAGCGCCACTTACGCCATCGCCAACGTGCAGCACGCACTGCAGGCGCTGAAGGAGAAGATTCCACCGGAGAGATGGAGCGAGACGCCGCTGCCCGTCATCGCCGCGCCCGGCTGGTGGATGGAGGAGGTCCGCAATGAGCTGGGCGTCGCGCCCGGGTTCGAGCCTGGCGAGATCCACGGCTGCCACGTCACCCGGAACGACAACGTCACCGAGCCGGCGCTGATCGACCACGACGGCAAGGTCTACCCGATCCTGCCGCAGTGGCTGCGCGCCAAGACCGCAGCCGACAGCGAGGGGGGTGAGGTATGAGGCGACATGAATCGAATTTGCCATTCGGCGGGCCGGCGTTTCCGTTTGTCTTTGACGACGGAAGGCAACGCAACGTCTACACAGGCATGAACCTGCGCGATGACTTTGCTGGGAAAGCGATGAGCGGGCTTCTCGGTGCTGGCCGTGACGCTCAATATGGCGATGCGGGAATAGATGACTTGGCAAGAGCTGCCTACCGCATAGCCGACGCCATGCTGAAAGCGAGGGAAGAATGAACCGCAGCAGCTACCGCGAAGTCGAGATGGATGTCATCCGCTGGGCTGAGGCCAGGCGCATCATCCCGAACAGCACGGCGCAGGCTCAGTTCCTGAAGGCTGTGTCGGAGATGGGCGAGCTGGCCGACGCCATCAACAAGAAGGATCTGGCCGCCACCAAGGACGCCGTCGGCGACACCCTGGTGTGCCTGATCAACATGTGCGCCCTGCTAGACATCGACATGGTCGACTGTCTGGCCGGCGCATACGACGAAATCAAGAACCGCAAGGGCACACTGCTGCCATCTGGCGTCTTCGTCAAGGAGGCAGCATGAGCTTTGTCTGTCCACTGCCGCCAGAGAAGGTCTTCGTGCGCGCCGAGTACCTCTACGACCACGATCCGGGCCGGGCCGGCCAGCTCATCGAGGGGGTCTGGGTCAGCGTCAAGTCGATCCGAGGCCAGGCCTTCCGCCTCGAGACCTACCTACCGGAGTTCGGCGCGCTGTACGACAAGCTGCCCCTGAGCGCGTTCGTGTGGCACGACGTCCTCGAGGAGGACGATCAGCTACCGCTGGATGTCCTGCAGATCTGGGACTGCATGAGCTACCACATCGAGGTGATCGACAAGCCTTTCCTCAAGGGACTGCGCGCTGAGTTCTTCGGCAAGGACAAGAAGCTGCACCCGGGCGAGTACATGCTGACGATCGACTCGTGCAACCCCGACCCGCGGGTCCCTGACTTCGGGTTCAGCGAGACGCCGGAGGAGCACAAGTCGTTCAACCTGCTGCGCCTGGACAACGGCCAGTTCGCACTGCAGCCGAACAACCGCTGCCGCTTCTTCGACCCGGCGATCACGCACTCCAACCTGCGCATGCCAGACTTCAAGGTGTGCACCCGCATCTTCCGGGTGGAGAACACCGCGAAGTGGCGCCTGGGCGACACGTCGACGGTGACCTACGACGAGCGGGTGGAGGTCACTGACCGGGCAGATTGAGATACGCCTTGTTGACCTTGGTCGCCAGCCTATCCCGCTCAGCCTGGATGCGCTGGCGATACAGCCTTTTCTCTGCGTCTGTCAGCGAATCGTCGCTCACCAAAGAAATCTCCAGCTTGCGCATTTCCGTCTGCGCCTTCTCGTAACCCTTTTGGGTCTTTGCTAGCGCAAGCAGTTTGGCTTCGCCGTCTTGCATCTTGAGGTCTGAATCAAGATCCGTGGAAACAGCGTCAACAAGGTCCCGAACAGCAGTCATGCGATCGACAGCAGTCGACTTTTCTTCCGACTGAGTTTTCTCAAATCTCTTCCGATCCTTGTCCTCGTTGACAACGCGCTTGACCTCGCGCATGCGCTCGCCGGCTGAACGGATGTTGGCGTCCTCGTCCACCTCGCCGTAGAACTTGTTGAGGAACGGCACCTTGCCGGCCTTGATGTCCTTGTCGCCTGCCATGGCAGACACCGAGGTGGCCGTCTGCTCGACGAACGCCCCCAGGCCGCCGGTGGTGCCGCGGATGAGCGTGTCGATGGTGCCTGGCGTAATCGATGTCTCGATACCCAGAATGCTGCCGGCCTTGGCCTCGTCGCCACCGCCCAGCTCGTTGAGCGCCTTGGCGATCTTGGCAGGCACGGTGCCCTGCTGCGAGGCGAACATGCGCTCGGAGTCCGGTCGCCGATCCCAAGCCATTGGCGCAGACGGGCGGCCAAACGTACCGCGCTCGTTGATGATCTGGATCGGCAGGTCGACCAGTGTGGGGGAAGCCGCCAGAAGCACCTGCACGCCGTCGCTCACGTCCACCGAACCACCGAAGGGGTTGACCGAGCCGAAGATGACCGAGGTCATGTGCAGCGCAGCCTTGGTCGGAGTGACGCCACGCTTGGGGTCCTCGGAGTTGCGGAACACGTCGGCCATCATGTACCCCATGTTGGGGAAGATGTTGAAGCCGTACTGCACCGGGATCGTGATGTACCGGCCGCGCTTGCCCACGCGCTGGATACCGTCGGCCAATGGCTCACCTGGTGACAGCATGATCACCAGGTTGCGCTCTTTGACGTAGCTGGGGATCTTGTCCCAGTACTTCTCGCCGTCCTCGTCTTCGCCACCACCGGATGCGCCGTACAGCGCCAGCATCATTCCGACGCCGGCCACGCCTGCCATGGACGCCTGCACGGCCGGGCTGCGCAGCACCTTGACGAGCTGCGTCGTGCCCTGCACGCCGGCGTTGAAGAACAGGTACATGTTGTTCAGCACGCCACCGAACTCACCCTTGCGGTTGAAGTTGGTCGTGCCGTCCTTGGCCAGGATGGCTGCCTGCGCTGAAGACTTGCCGGACTCCTTGGCGGCCATGTACAGGGCGAACCGGGTCGCGTTCTCGCTTGCCGAGCCGAGGAACTCCAGCCCTCGCAGGGTCAGCTTGGCCGCCTTGTAGGGTGGCAAGGTCTTGACCATCTCCCATGGGTTGCGCGCCTTCGCGCCGGCCAGCAGCATCTCGTCGCGCAGCTCCTGCTGGATGGTATCCAGGTCGCGCATGTAGAAGCCGCCGGTGATGCCGCCCGCTGCGCGGAACTCCTGGTACAGCTTGTCGATCTGCGGGTTGCCGAACATGACATTGGTCGTGCCAGACACCCCCGCCTCGGCCCGCGTTGAGGCCATGGTGGCCTTTCCGTAGGCTGCCAAGTACCTGACCAGCCCCTTGGGCCCAAGCTCTGCCAGAGCGGCCGTGGTGCCCGACCAGAGGGCGTCGCGCGGGATGTTGATGGCCGCGAACGCAGGGTTGTACCGGGTCAGCACGTTGCGCATCCAGTTGTTCCACCATCCGGTGGTCGCAACCACTGCGCGCTCCAGGCCGCTGACCTCGTCCTTCCAGGCCTGGCGCAGGGCCCGGGTCAGGTCCTTGTCCACCAGCTTGATGTAGACCTGCTGGCCGCCGACCTTCACGCCGATCGTGTCCTCGCCCTTCTCGACCTGCTTGGTGTACTGCACCAGGCCCGTGGCCTTGTTGAAGGAGGGCTTGTTGCGCTCGATGTCCACGCCCCACAGGTCGGGGTCAGGGTTCGACAGCACAAAGTCCAGCAGCACCTTGCCGACGTCGTTGCGCTCGACGCGGGTGATGACCCGCTCGTAGTCGCGGATCACGTTCTCGATCAGGTCGCTGGCGCGAGAGCGGCGGCCCATGGCCCGCACGGTCTCACCACCTCGGACGTTCACACCGCGGCCGACGCCAGGGCGCGCACGCCCTCCCTCGTCCACGTTCTCCAGGCCGCGCAGCGGGATGTAATTGGCATACGCACCGTCGAGGGAGTCGAACTCGTCCTGCGTGATCAGGCCCTCGGACAGCATCAGCAGCCGGGTGGTGGACGTGATGGACATCAGGTCCTTGTGCAGCTCGTCGAACTGCTGCGCCTTACCGCCGGCCTGCACCTGCTGCAAGATGGCCTTGGCGTCGGCCGTCGTCATGCCGGAGCCGCCGTCGGGCATGCGAGGGTTGATGCTGGCGATGTACTGGTTGCGCTCCTCCGCGTGCTGGGCGTAGGCGTACAGCGACAGCTCGTCGAGGTCGATCTCGTACTTGACCGCCTTGTCCAGCATGGGCCTGACGACCTTGTCTTTGAAGTCGTCGATCTCAGCCTGGATGCGGCCGGGCATCAGGGTGTTGGCGTCGTAGAAGTTCTGCGCCTCGCCGACCGTACCGCCCTGCTGCTTGACCGCCTCGATCACGCGCTTCATGCGCAGCACGTCGTCCTGCAGCCTGATGCGTCCGACATCCACCGCAGTGGACCCGGGCAGTTTGAAGCGAGAGCCGACGACCGGGGCTCGCTTGCTGTAAAAGGCTTGCTGAATTGCCACATCGTCGCCGCTGAACACCACATAGTTGTAGCTGCCACCGCCTGCGTCGCGACTGGTGCCGTCAAGATACTTGATACCCTTGATGCCCGCTTCGGCCAGCGCCAGACTGGCGGCGCGGCCCGTGCCGTCGATGGCCAAGTTGTCTGATGTCGCGAGCAGTTCGTAAAGGGTCTTGCCCTTCAAATCTTGGCGCATGCCTTGCGACTCAATGAGCTTTTTGGAGCCGTCGTCCAGTGCCCCGTTTTCAAATAGCTTGTCAACGGCCGCCCGCACCGCCTCCGGCTGCTCACTCAGCGGCTTGTCCCACAGCAGCATCTCGCTGTCCTCGGGGATCTCGACCTCGTAGAGTTGTCCGCCCTTGACACTCTTGCGCGCGGAGTACAGGGCGTCGTTTGCCGCTGTCCACTCCGCGACAGCTTGCTGATTGTCGGTGCCCAGCCTGTCGAGTTCTTCGCCAGCGGCGTCAACACGGGCTTGCGCCGCGACGACAGCAGGGTCGGCAAGAATTTGCGCCTCAGTCGGCGGGTTCTTTGGCGCCAAAGTCGACCGATAAAACTCCCCGATCTCCTTGCGCCCCGCGAAGTACAGCCCCCAGCCGTAGGCCTGGGCTCCCTCGCCGGTGCCGATCTTGTCGGTGCTGAACTTGTTGATGCCGCGGTGCGGTGTACCGTGGAAAGCGCGCTGGCTGAACATAGGCGCCTTGGCGCCATCAATGGCACCCACACCGTTCAATGCGAGAAAGGCCTTCATTTCGGCCATCCCCTTGATGGTGACCTCGCCCTCCGCAGTCTTGAACGTGTAGGTGCAATCAGCCATTGCCCAGCTCCTGGTCCATCATCAACATGCCCGCCTTGTCGCCGCTCACCAGGCCCAGGCGCGACATCAGGTCGCCGTACTCACCCACGCTCTTGCGCTGGGTCTCGAGGAACTGCAGCATGAACTGCTGGGTCGTCACGCACTTGCACTCGCGATACCACTTCTCGTAGTCGCGCATGAGCTGCAGCTCGGTCTCGTAGCCCAGCTCGATGGCGTCGGCGATGTCGGTGACCACCTCAGTGCAGGCCTCGAGCGCCGGCACCTTCGCGCTGGTGCCGCGGTCGTTCATGTAGTCGGCGATGAGCTGGTAGTGCTTGAGCTCGTCAGCACTCTCGCCGGCAAAGAACTTCTGTGTGCCGAAGAACCCGACGCGCTGCATCTGGTTGGCGATGTGCTTGTACAGGTGCGAGGCGTAGAGCTCGGCGTGGACAGCCTTGTTCAGCATGTCCTCGGTGGGCTTGTCGAGCAGATTGGAAACAGGCATTGTGATACCTCACTTGCAGTTGATCTTCACCAGGCCGGCGTCGTCGAGCCGCTCCAGTATGTCCATGAACTCTTGGTCGATGCGGCGGATTGTCTCAGCCATCGGGTGCGCGTCAACCCGCTCGAGCGCACGCACGCGCCCAAGGCCGCGGGCATCTTGCAGATCGCGGAACAGGCTGGCCACTTCCTTGTCCTCAGCGCGGGCGCGCTGGCTGAATGCGGGCGCATCCTCCCAGCCCTGCGGCGACGAGCTCGGCGTGTAGTATTTGCCGATCCAGCCCATTAGGTTGATGTCGGTCTTGACCGTGCGCGCAGAGATCATCTCCGCCAGCTTGGGCCACACCCCAGGCCAAGACACGAAGTTGCCATTGAGCTTGACGTCAGCCTTAGGATCTCCAGCCTTGCGACCAGTCAGCGCCTGCTTGGCCAGGCCGGGGTCCAGGTACAGCAGGTTGCCGTCGTTGATGCGTTTCATCAGCACCTGCTCGTTCGGCTTGCCGCCGGAGATCGACACGCCCTTGGCGTAGATCGACAACACCGCGCCCGTCGGATCGGTGTTGTCCACCGACACCTTGATCGGGACGATCAGCGCGCCCTTGTCGCTGGTGATCGGCAGCACCAGCTCGAACTCGCGGGGGTTGCCGTCCTTCGACTTCAGCACCATGGCCGGGCGGTAGATGCCTTCGATGAGCTGCTTGGGCGTGATGTCGGGAAGCTCGTCCGCGTGTCCTTTTTCTGCTTTGGTCCTGACAAACACCTTCGTGACAATGCTGGTGGCGATGTCGAAATCCTGCGTGCGTGCGCCCAGCATGTTGAGCACATGGGGCAGGCGGCCGATCGTGAGCTTGGGCAACTGGCGTCCCTGCTCTGCAGCCCGGATGTAGCGCTGCAGGCTCTCCGACGCAACCTTGATGTCCGCGTCCAGCGCGCTCTGCGGTGAGACCTTCGGCAGTTGGCGGTTGCTGAACATCGGCTGAGCGCGAAGCTCGCGAGCCAGCTCGCCTCGGTACATGACCTTGTCGGACTGCCACACCGGGCTGCCAGCCAGGCGCTCGTAGACCTCCGGCATGCTGCGAGAGATGAGCTCCGCCCAGCGCTTGCCGGACACCTGCCCGGCCGGCAGCATCTTGTTGGCCGAGATCTTCTCAGCGTCGCTCAGCACTCGCTCGCGGGCCGGTGCGACAGGCTCGCCTGCCATGCGGCTGCGAGCGCCGAGCTGCTCGACGGGCACGGCGTGCCGACCCAGCAGCACCGCGTTGCCTGACGGCCCGGCGTCGCGCACCATGTAGCCGTCGAAGCCGGCGTCGATGACCGCAGACTCGAAGTCGTTGAAGGCCTCGTTGTCGCGGCGCAGACGCAGCGCGTCCTCGTCGACGTCGTACAGGTTCTGCAGATTGACGAGGTGGGCCTGGCCGCCCACGCCGGCCTCAGGATTGATGCCAGTGCCGCGATCGATGTAGAAGTAGATGCGCTGCTTCAGGCGCGGGTCTGCGCCCTGCAGGCGCGCCATCTCGGCACCGCGCAGGCCGGTGCCATACATCACGCTGTCGAGGGTTGTGCGGGGCTGGGTGCTGTAGTGGTAGCCGACCGCGGAAGCGGCGCCCTTTCTAGGGGTGCCGTAGGAAGGGGTTACCGCTTGAACGTCTTGCGGCCCCACTCCTCGATCGCGTCCACCGCCGGCTGCATCAGATCCGCCTCGGTTGCTGAACTGGATTCGGCCGGGGTCTCCCCACTGGTACTTTTCGGCGAAGTCCTCGAAGACTCGCTGGACCCGAGGCGCGAGAACACTTCTGGCCCAGTCGAGAACATCGGATCGTCCCGCGGCACCAATCCTTTGTACGTAAGTTTGCCCATTGGGGTTTGCCTCCCAGTCGTTAGTTGGCATGTCGCCACTTGAGGCGAACACGCGCACAGATCCATCTGGCAGCACACCTTCCGCGACCTTCACGATGTCGGACTGAAGTACTGCGTTTGTGATGATACCGAAATTCACAACTCTTATGCCAGTGGGCGAGCTGATCAGCGCAAACTGGTTCTGCCAGTTGGCGTGTTTCTTCTCATCCATCCACTTGCCGATCGCCGCCTCGAGGTCCTTCGTCTCGGTTGGGTTCAGCGCTCGGCCGATGTCGATGTCTAGGCCGTTGGACTGCCCCTTCGTACCGGCGTAGAAGGGACGGTGCCAGCCCACCCCTTCCTGCCTGGCCACCAGGCCAGCCACAGACGCATAGACGTTGAGCAGTTCGGCCTGCGCCGGGTCGACGTTGGTCTTGCCAGCATCGCCACCAGCCGGCGCCATTGCCACGCGCTTCTGCGTGCTGGGTGACACCTCGCCCTGCCACACGCCAGGGCGCATGATGTCGCTGGGCTCCGTCAGCAGGCCGAGCTGTGCAGCCAGCATGTCGGTGCCGTTCTCGTCGTAGAACGCACGCTGCACGGCCTGCTGGAACTCCACCTGCTGGGCATACGGTGCGGTGTGGATCCCATCCAGAACGCCCGTGCTGCGGCCTGGCCGAGCCTCGAACGAAAGCTGGCCGATGTGGCGCCCGACTCCATCGGCGAAGTCGAACTTGGCCTGCTCGGTGTCTTCCTTCGTTGGCACATGCTCCATCGCATGCTTGAGCCAGTTGTCGCGGTGCTTCTGTGCGTCGATGATCACGCGGACCTTCTTGCCCTTCGCATCGCGCTCGAACTTGATCCAGCCCTTCTTCTCGCTGGTGGCCTCGGTCCTCTGCTTGACACCCTTGTTCTCCATGCGGGCCTTCATCGCGACCCAGATGGCGGCCTGCACTTGCTGCGGCTCCCAGCCCATTTCCTGCGCAATACGGTTGGTCTCGTTCTCCATGAAGGCGTACTGCGTGGCAGTGGGCGCGTCGTTGGCGTACTCGGCCGCACGCATCATCCACATGTCGATCGTCGCGCCCTGCTTGCCGGCAGTGCTGGTGTCGATCTCGCGCAACAGATTGAAGAAGAAGTTGCCTGTCTTCTCGCCAGACCAGAAGGCGTCGACGTCGGCCATGGCCTGGGTCGCCTTCTTGTCCTGCACTCCGGTCTTCACGCTGATTGGCTGGCCAGCCTTGTACTGCGCCCAGGCTCGCAGAGCAAACGTCGAGTTGCTGTCGACACGCGCCTGCGGGCTGTAGATGGCCAGCAGGGCCACGAACTTGCGCGCCTCCTGCACGTTGCCGCCAGTCATGCGCAAGATCGCCAGGCTGCTGTTCTCGTACCAGTAGCGGCCGCGCTCCCCCTCCAGCGTGAGCATGCGCAGTTGCTTGCGCAGCGCGGCGATCTTTCCAGGGGTGTTGTACTTCTCGGGCGCGCCCAGGTACTTGCCGTCCTTCATCGGCAGCTTCTCGGTGACCTGGCCACCGCGGCTGTAGGCGGTCTTGCGCCCCTCGAGCGCGGCCTTTACACGAGGCGCGGCTGCGTTGGTAAAGAGGTAGCCGTCCTTGGTGACGCGACCCTTGACGTCTTCTGGGATCTGCGATCTGATGTTTTGCGAATCACCGTAGACGACAATCGAGCCGTCCTTCATGGTGCGAACATCAAAGCTCCCGATCCTTTCGGCGCCCCGCCGAGGCGGCTTTGTGTATAAGGGTTGTGATATACTCGACTCGTCAGGAGATCCTATGAAAGTCCCCTCTTCCTTCCCGCCCGGCTGCGAGTTCGTTGCCTCGTTCTCCGGCGACGAGTTCGTCGCCTTCCCTGACGGCAAAATCTTCAAGCTCGCCGACTCTGGCGACGAGCTCGTTGCAGTCAGCTCGCTGCCGGCACGCGGCGCCCCGATGTCGGAGGCTGCGTTCCTGTCCTGCGCCGAGGGCTGCCGCAAGTTCGCCGCCGAGAAGGCTGCGTCGTAAAGACCACGCATCGCGTCGTAGATCTCGCCGCGCAGCGGTGAACCCTCAGGCTGCTCACGGGCGGCCTCGTACAGCTTGTGGCCCTGGCCATCCTTGGCGGCCAGCATGGCGGGCGTATTGATCTGGATCTCACCCACCGTGCCGTTGGGCATCCTGATGTTGATCAGCACGTCGGCGTAGCCGCCGAACTTCTGACGGTCTGACGCCTCCACCTTGTCGCCAGTCACGCCAGCACCGGCGCGGTCCTTGATGCGGACCACGTCGAACTCCTTGCGGATCTCGTCGATGATTGCGGGCGCTTCGGCGTAGCTGTCGACCACGATGGTCGAGCGCAGCAGGTCCTTGATGTTGTCGACCTGGTAGTTCTCCTCAAGCGCCAGCTTCTCGGCCGCACGCTTGATGCCCTTGATGGGCGCCAGCATCTGGCCGGTGGCGCCGGTGCGAGCTGCGATGTTCAGGATCTTCTGGTCGTACTCCGGCTTGACCTGCTCGGCCGCTTCCATCCTGGGCTTCAGCAAGATCTCTGCGCGCAGGCGATCCTGCGGCGAAACGGAGACTGGCTGCCGCTCCTTGAAGTACTTCTCGACGAACCCGTCGGCCGCCGCCACTGTCTCTGCCGGCACCGACTCGGACAGCAGCGAAGCCATGTCGCGCTGGTTGTTGAAGTTGTCGGCCTTCGGGTTGTAGTCGCTGACCTTCACAGGCTCGCGGGCCCGGCCGCTGAACATGAACTCGGACTTCTGTCCGTAGGTCGGGTTCTTGGCCAGCACCAGGGGACCGATCTGGATGACCTCGTCGGCGGCCGTCACCGGCTCCATGCTGGAGCGGTCGTAGAAGTAGCTGTGCCGCTCGGGGTCCATGCCGACCTGCACCCAGTCCTTGGACTTCAGCGCCTGGTCGGCCTTGAGCTTTGCCTCGGCCGCAGTCGTGGGCTTCCAGTCGCCCATGATCGTGGCGATCGTGCCCTTGGCTGAGCCGGCCGCGATCTTCGCTGCAGACTTCTCGAGCATGCCGAACTCGGCGTTCGTCACCGACGCGACCGGCTCGTAGCCAATGACCTTGCCGGCGCTGAACGAACGCCCCTCGGGACGATGGACGCTGACCACCCAGGCGCCGTGCTCGGAGTACGACGGGATGTCCAGGCGCAACTGCGCCACCTCGCCGGCCTTGAACTCTTGGCTCGGCAATCCGAACTTGGCGGCCTTCTCTTCGGACTGGCCTTTGCCATTGGCTAGGGCAAACTTCGCTGCCTCGGTGGTCACTGGCTCCGGCACGCTTTGGTACGGCTCGACTGGCTTGTACTCGTTGACCAGCTTGTCGTAGTCGGCCTTGGTAATCTCTCCAGCCTGTAGCTTTGCCATGCCCTCCTGCAGCTCAGGCGTGCGCTTGATCACGTCCTTGAAGTTCATGCCGATGCGCGAGCGCTCGGATGCCATGGGAGCGGCGGGATTCTGCACCTCGACGAGTCCAGCGCGCAGTATTTCTGCCGTGCGGTTGCCGTCTCGGGACGACACAACATCCTCTGGCCGAATGGCATCACGGTTGATCGTGAATCGCTCGCCGCTCTTGTCGTACCCGTAGAAAGTCGTCTGCCGTACTGGGTCCGTGAACCCGGAAAGGCGCGTGCCATCAGCCAGAGTCACTGGGTTGTTGAACCGATTGGCAAACCCTTGACGACGCTCTGCTTCAGTCTGTGGGTTGAATAGAGTCTGCGGCAGATCAAAGACGACAGGCTGAGCCCGTTCAGATGCGGCCATCGATTCGGTAGCCTGGCCCGACCCGGAAACCTCCATGTCGGGCTGCAGGCCCTGCGCCTTCATCGCATCGGCGTAGGCAGTCGTCAGCAGGTCGCGAGCCTTCGAGACGTCGGAGATGTACTTGTTGACGAAGTCCTCGCCGTACTGCTTCTTCGCGCCGGTGATGATGTCGCCGAGCTTGGTGATGATGGTCTTGGCCACCTCGCCGAACTCCTTGTTGCCCATCTTCGTGCGCAGCTCCTGCCAGAAGTCCTCGCGCTTGCTGATGGCTTGCACCATCATTGCCGGGGCTTCCTCCTCGAACTTGTCCGGCGTGTAGCTGAACTCGTCGAGGAACTTGTCCTTGCGGTCCTGGCGGAACAGATCCAGCAGCGCGGTGTTCAGGCTCTTGCGCTGAGCCTCCGGCAGGCCGTGGTAGGCCTCGTGCACAGTGATGGCCAAGGGCGCATCGTCCGCATCGTCGGCGACAAACAGGTGCTTGCCGCCGACGGTGTTGATCATGCCGTTGGGCAGCGCGCCTGCACCGGTCTCCTGGTGGACTACCGTCAGGGTCTTGCCCATCAGGCGCGCCACCGCACTGGCCAGGCGCTGCGAATCGTTCAGGTCGGTCGACTTGACCGGCGAGAACGTGACGCCGAGCTGCTGGTCGAGCTGCTTGTTGAGCGAGCTCAGCTCTCGCAGAGGCGCCGTCGGCGCGAGCTTCAGTCCGGCACGTTCAGTATCAGACAGTTCAAGCGGGGTGCCGGTTGCGGCGGGGATGCCACCAGCGCCGCCTTGTGCGGCACCTGCCATTTGGATTGCTGGTGCTGCTCCTTGCGTTTGGCCTTGCTGGGCTTGAGGGGTTTGCGTGCCAAGGTTGGTCTCCTTTTGGTATCCGACAATCTGAAAGCGCCCATTGTCCATGGGCTCGACGCGCCAGTCGTGGGTCTGCCTGGTATCGATGACCGTGCTGGCAGTGGCCATCGCCTGCTGTGCGTCCTGCTCGTTTGCATAGCCAGTTTTGCCACGCCCCGTCCATGTCAGCGGCTCGCCGCCAATAGCCGCCTCTGTGCGAGCCAGCAGGTCAGCGTCAGACGCTCGATTGAAGGGCCTGGCTAGGCCGGCAGGCTGTTGGCCGGCCGCACCTCCAGCAGGAACAGCCTGTCGATCATTGACTCCAGGGATTGGGGCAGTTCTGCCTCCGAGCCCGGGGGCACCTGCATCGCCAGGTCCTGCAGCTCCCATGCTTCCGTCAATGAGACCGCCCCCTGCCTCACCCCCTGCTCCAGCCAGTCCTCCAGGTACGCCTGTTGTGCCGACATTCAGATCTCCAAGTGCAGGCGCACCTGCCGCGCCAGGCAGGGGCACCACGATGTCCACCAAACCGGCCTGCTTGGTCGGCGAGTCGGTGGGGGTGAAGTTGGCGGTCTGAGGTTGCCCGACAGGCGGCACTTGCGTGCTGATTGTCGGCAGCGGTGCAGCGAACTCGGAGGCCGCACGCGCGTCGACATCACGTTGCTTATACCCTGGAGCACCACTGATCGCGCTCGCGATCATCCCCTCGGGCGTGCGGTTGCGCGACGAATAGAGGTTGCCGCCAACTTCAGCGACGCCGCCAGGCAGCTCAGCCAGGCCCTCGATCAGCACGTCCAGTGGCTTGTTCTCGCCGGTGGCAACCTGGCCCGTTGCCTCGCCCGCCATGCCAGCTCCGACCTGCAGGCCGCCTTCCTTCAGGCCGGCAACAGTGAATGCACGGGGCGCGCTCTTGGCCGCGATGGCGCCAGACTCAACAGCGCGCTCGACGGTCTTGACGAAGCGGCCGGCAAAGCCAGCCGACAGCGCGTCGAACGCCGCGATCGGGACGCCGCGCTTGAGCCCGCGCTCGCGCGTCTCAGCAATGAACTCGGGGTCCTCAAGCGTGCGGCGCACCGCAACAGGATCAGCGAGGTTGACCTTGCGCTTCTCCAGCACGTCGCCTACCGCGGCGCCGTACTCCATCGTGAACGACGTCAGCGCAGTGGCGCCGGCCGCACCGAAGGGTCCGGCCACCAGGGTGCCGCCAACGGTTGCGGCAATGGCCGGCGAGGATGCCACCGCGGACTCGGCCACCAGCGCAGCCAGGGCCTTCCAGTTGCTGGGGTCCAGCACCTCGCGTGCGACGGTCCCGTAGTCGCCCGTCTCGTTGGCAGCCTGCAGGCGCTCGAGGCCCTCGGCCACATCGCCCGAAGGCGCTGCCGCACCCATCTGGCGGTTGCGCTCGCGCATCCGCTCGGCGGTTGTGCTGGCGTCAAAGATGCCAGCCTTGAAGGACAAGTTGTCCAGGATCTGGCCGGCCTGCAGCGAGCCGCGCTTGAACGTGTTACCGATCTCTTGCAGCGCCGTTGGCTCGACCGCAGTGATGGTGCCCGTCGGCTCCGGCATCGGCTGCGGTTGCGGCTTGACGTACTGGTCGATCTGCTTGCGAGACATCTCCGGCAGATCGAACATCGGCGACTTGCGCGCCTTGCCGTGCGACATGATGTCGCCCTCGCCGATGCCAATCTGCGAGAAGGCCTGGGCCACCTTCTTGAAGTCTGCCCCCTCCTCGACCAAGTTGACGGCGTCGTCAAGGGCCTCGAGTCGGTTCTTGTAGGGCGGCGGTTTCGCTGGCGCTGGCGCCGGTGCAGCGGGCTGCGGCCGAGACATCGGCGTACCCTGCATGGCCGTCGCCATGTCGGAGTAGTCCGTCGCGGGTGCAGGCGCAGGGCGCAGCTTGGGGTAGGTCGGCTGCGGCTGCCCGGCCATCGGCGGGTTGATGAATCCGCGGCCACCGCCGGCGCTGCGTGTCGTGTCGGCAAAGAACTGGTCTCGCGCGAGCGAAATGTCTTCCTCAGGCACCTGAGGAGCAATGATCTGCTCAAAGTACTGGCGGCGCGCTTCCTCTTGTTCCTCGAACGAGAGGGCCTGGAATGCGGCGCTTGCCGCTACGTCAGACCACTTCTTTGCCATGCTTTACTTCCAGAGATTGCTGTAGTTCTTCGTCGTCGAAGATGGCCGGGGAGCCGGGGCCGCGGTCGGTGACGCGCCGCCCGACTCTCTCCGACGTTTCATCTCGGCAAACACCTCGTCAAGCTGAGCTTCAAGCCTCTGCTTGCGCTCTCCGGTCGCTTTGTCTGCCGCCTTGCGCAGCGTCTCGCCTTCCGCTGAAAGGCGCTCCGGTGTCATGCCCCTCAGGCCAGGCTGACCACCGCCGCTCGCCGCCTTGCCACCGCCCTTTGCCAGCCGCGCCTCGCGCTGTTCTGCGGTCTCGGCGTTGCGCTCAGCCACGCCGCCCTTTCTTCCCAGGTACTCCACCAGAGCATCCGTCTTCCTGCCTTGCTGATCCAGCCTGAGATCTGTCGCAGCCTGCGCGGCGGCGCGCTGCTTCTCTCTGTTCTCCTCGGCCACCTCGCGCAGCGTGTCCGCCTTGGCTTTCGTGTAAGCGTCCAGCACAGACGAGTGCGCGCCGATGCCCATGGCCGCAGTCACGCGGTCCTCGGCAGCGATCATCCGCGGGTCGCGGGTGGACTCGGCGGCCCCCTCGATCAGGCCCGACTTGCGGTAGCTCTCGCGAAGCGCTGGATCATTTCGGAGAAGCTCGAGCATCTTCTCCTTGTCAATCGCCAGGCCCTCTCGGTCCTCCGCCATGCTGGACGCGGACAGCTTGCCAGCGTCTGAGTCCAAGCGCGCAGTGCGGCGCTCGGTCCCCATCTGCGTGGCGCGCTGCTCAACCTGCGCGGTCTCCGTGGTCACGCGCTGCTTCAGCGTCTCGGCCTTCTTTTCCTCGCGCTCGGCGCGGATCCTTTCAGCCTCCTCGGCCCGCTTGATGGCGTTGGCCTCGCGCCGCTCCTCGTCTTCGCGTCTGCGCTGGTCCTCGATGTCCTTCAGCATGTAGCTGCCAAAGGTGGTCCCGGCATCTGCGATGCCTTTGCCGATCCCGGCCCAGATCAGTCCGCTCATGCTGGCATCTCCTCAAGCTCAGGCTCCTCGCCCTCAGCCATGCGGTTGAACTCCTCAGGGTCGACCTGGTCCATGGCCTGCTGCAGTTGCGTCGTGTCCACGCCCTGCTCGCCCAAGAAGCGCAGGATCATCTGCTTCAGGGCCATCGCCACGTCGGACGGCTGCAGAGGGACGTTGGCCGCCTCGGCGATCTCAGAGATCTCCTCAAGCACGAAGGTCGCGAAGGCGGCCAGCATCTCGTCAGGAACCGCGCCGTCGGTGCGCTCGTCGATGATGGTGATGATCTCGTAGGCGGTGTTTGCCAGCGCCTCCACCGGGTCACGCGCAGTCTTGAGTGCCTTGGCAATGTCCTTGGCTGCTTTGTTCTTGTACAGGGCCTCCATGGCGAATTGAGCGGCCTGCTGATACCCAGGGTCCGACTCAGGGTCAACGCCCTCACCAGCGGGCTCCTGGCCCTGCTGCTGGGCATTCATTTCCTGCGGCCCTGAAGCTGGCGTGGTGACGGGCGGTTGCTGCATGGCGTCGTCCACGTCCGACGACGGCGCCATCTGGTCTTTGATCAGTCCTGCCATGGTCGTTCCTTTCAGGCGTAGCGGAAGTTGGCGATGTTGCGGTTGTAGGCAGCCTTCTGCTCAGCCGTCAGTTGCTCTTGGCGCTTCTGCTCCTGCCGCGCGCCAACACCTTGCATGACGCCGCCGACGAGCTGCGTGCCGGACGTGACTACAGCCGGCGCAAAGTAGGGACTGGACATGGCGCTGGCGATGAAGCCCTTGCTGGCGCCGGCTCCTGCGCCACCCAGGCCTGGGGCGATGTTCATCCCGGCCGTCGACAGGCCAGCGCCACTGCCGGCGGCTCCTCCGGCGAGGGAGTAACTCGGTGCTGCTGCAGGGACTAGGCTGCTGCCGCCCACAGCGCCGGTCGCTGACCCTGCTGTTGGCACGCTCAAGCCAGCGCCTGTGCCGCCGCCTGTTGCTGCAGCAGACAGGCCTGTGCCGGCAACGCTACCGCCCAAGCCGGTGACAGCCGCCTGACCAGCGCCGTAGGAGCCCGTAAAGGCGCTGCCCATGGCACTCACGCTGCCGCTGGTGAGGGCACCCCATGCACCGCTCACGGCTTTTGAAGCCCCAGTCAGCGCACCCGATAGGCCGCCAGCAGACGCGCCGCCAAGGCCACCCATCAGCGCCGCGCCACCGAAGTACACCAGCGCAGCGCCCACCAGGATCTTCCCAAACTTGGAGGAGGCCACCTTCTTCACGACGTTGGCGACGCCCTTGACGACCTTGCTGACGGCCCGCCCGATACCCTTGACAACTTTGCTCACAGTGAACTCCTCACATACGTCATGTTGATCGACTTGCGACCGAATCCCAGGCGCTTGAGAAAGCGCGTCAGCCGCAGGTCGACATTGGGCTCAAGCTCGAGCACCGCCACCTTGATTCCAGAACGTGACCTCACCCACCTGGCGAACTCGCGCAGCAGGGCCGCGCCAGCGCCAGGCTTGCGCGTGTAGTACAGCAGCACCGAGCACTGCAGGCCTCGATACCAGAACGACTTCTGCGTCATCGCCGCCACCGCGGCCACCACGTTGCCCGACTCGTCTTCGCCCACCCACATGAAGTGCGCCGGGTTCAAGCACTGCATGGCCATCTCGCGCATCGCCTCGCGGTCCACAGTGACCGGCAGGGGATCGCGCATGACGGACTCCACCGCGATGTCCACAATCGCGGTGATGTCGCGGTAGGTGGCCTTGCGGACCTGCATGATCATCCTGCGCCGCCGCCGTCGGTGGAGATGTTGTTCGGGTCAACGCCGTACATCGGATCCCCAGGCTCGCGCCCCCAGGCATCGCGCTGCATTGCGCCACCGACGATGCCGCCCCCGCCCCCCCCCCCCCCCCCCGCGCCCCCCCCGGCCGCCCGGCCCCCCCCCCCCCCCCCCCCCCCCCCCCCCCCCCCCCCCCCGCCCCCCCCCCCCCCCC